TGTATATTATGTCAACTAGCTAAAAAATATTTTAATTAATACAAGTATTTATTTTAAGGAGATTTTTAAATGACAAATGAAGCAAAAGAAATGTTAAAACAGGTAGACAAAATTGCAACACCAAAAGAAACATGGACACCATTATATTCCGTTAAAGACTTAAAAGTTGGTTATATTACCGAGTTTAAATGTCAAAATGACTTAATTGCATTAAGAACTTTTAGCGATGATGTAAAAAATGACAAATCACCATTATCAAAACATCCAGAAGATTACGAACTGTGGTCAATTGGTAAAATGTGTTTAGAAACAGGTCAAATAATTTCTGAAATCAGATATTTAGGAAGAGCATTAGACTATATCGTTGGAGAAAACTAATGACAGAAAAAGAATTAGCAGAACTAATTTCAAAATTATTTCAAGACAGTAATTGCGAAGAAGATTGTATTGAAAATGTCGAAAATATACTAAAACTATGGCGAAAATATAACGAACTCAAAAAATCATATGGAGAAACTTTTATTGTGAGGTAAACAATGGGTGATTATCTAAAAGATGAATATAGCAAAAGAGATGAAGAAATCGAAAATGCTGAACTATACGCATTAATAGAAATTCTAGAATGCGTAAAACCAATACCACTAGGATATCAGCCACGCAGTAGCGATGATTGGGATAAAATTTTTAAAAAATTAGACCATATAACAGAACTATTAAAACAAAAAATTGAAAGGAGAAATAAATGGATAAAATAAAAAAGTTTCTGACCGAATTTTTGAAAGTCGGCGGCTGGATTTTGGTGCTAGCCGAGAAGCTATTGGAGATTATGTAAAATGGAAAAATATAGAATAATTTACAGATTTAAAGGAACAAAAAACCAAAAAGTACATGAATTAAATTTCAATAATTTTTGGGAGTATAAATACAAGATGAATGAAATTGACAAAGACATTGTCGAAGTCATATGGCATGGAAAACTCGAAGATTTATACAAAAACATCTAATCTAACAACCTAATTATGTAAATTATTTTGTTAATAATTTTAAGGAGTAAAAAAAAATGAGCACAAACAGATTTTTTAATATTACCGCAAGACGGACAAAAACATTAAATACAAGACCTATGAACAAAATTGGCGGAGGGCATTTATAATGAATGAAAAGACTATATTTGAAAATAATGGTGTTACTCGTGTTCAATACGAAAACAAAAAACTCACGCCATCTCAAAAACATCGTAAAAAAATTACGCAGACTTTCGACCGTACTAAAATTATGGTTAAAAAAGCGGGCGTAATATACAACGTATATGATAAAATCCAAAAATTTGCACATGATACAAACTTTTATAAAGTGCTTGAAGATTATAATTGTACACCCGATGAAGCAATGGAACGTATGAAAACCAATATGAATGAAGTCAAAGGATTAATGGAGTTCGGTAAAACATATGCACAACATTTAATGGAAGTACAACAAGCAAAAGACCAATTTGATTTATTACCTGTACACATCAAACAAAAATTCAATAATTCCGTAAAAGAATTTATTGAACATGGACACGAATACATCAACAACTTGTATAACCAAATAAATAAAAAACCGGTTCAGGCACCTAGTGAACCTATAAAAGAAAATATTAGCGAGGGAGTAGAATAATGGATAAATATAGCACAATGGATATTGCCAGATTACCTAGCATTAGCGGTTCAAGAAACCAATTCAAATATGGCAAAAGACATTTCACAACATTTAACGTTGGCGAAATTACACCAATTTACTTCAATATGTTGGTAGAACCGGGAGACACAATCAATTTATCGTTGGCGTGTCTATTAAGAATGACAACAATGTTATTCCCGTCATTTGATAACCTAGTGTGTGAAATATTTGCATTTTCAGTTACCAATAACGACATGAATAACCACTTTAACGAAATTATGGGTGAAAATATCTCCGGAGATTGGGATAACATTCCTGAATACTCTTTACCACAAATCCAAATTCCAGAGGGAACAAAAATTGACACACACCATATTTTAGCACACCTTGGATGGCCAATTCAAGCAGACCAATATAGCGGCTCAAAATTAGGCTGCGATTTATACAATTTTATTTGCAACGAATATTTTAATAACACAACAATTATGCCACCGGTATCATGGAGTAAAGGAGATGAAGATATTACATATGACGGAACATCCGCAACAGGTGGTACACTAAGAAAAGCGGCAAAACTTCCGGATTACTTCAACGCCGGTGTACCAGAACCGCAACGCGGCGGACAAGTCAATATTCCATTCGTAAGCGTACCCGTAATCGGTAATGAAAAATCGCTTGGCATTACAGACGGCACCAATATAAATGGTACAGGATATGTAAATAGTGGTGGACAGTATTTCTTAACACCGAGCGGAAACTTAGATGCACCGGGAACAACAGCAACCAATGCAACATTAACACCTGGCAAAAATATTGGTATTACAACAGACCCGGAAAAATCCGGACTTGTCACAGACGTACAAGGTTCCGCAATTGCATTGAATTCCTTAAGAATGGCGGCAGTACAACAACAAATCTTCGAAGGTGACGCATATTTTGGTGGACACGCAAGAGATATCGTAAAAAGCCGTTGGGGAGTAACAACATCGGCAGAAACTTTGCATATTCCTGAATTTTTAGGATATACAAAGTTTAGCCTTGACACATACCAAGTTGCACAAACATCAGCAACATCCGGTAGTGATAATTTAGGCGATTTAGCCGCCTACTCTCAAACCGGACATACAGCAAGCCTATTCGTTAAATCATTTGATTATTGGGCAAGTATTATGATTATGTGCGTTGTAAGACAAGAACAACATACATACGCACAAGGATTACCGGCACAGTTTTGGAAAAAACGTCGTTTCGACTTCCATTGGCCGGAAATGGAACATTTAGGATTTACCGGAACACTCAACGGCGAACTCTATATGACAGGTGATGAAGATGATGATAATGGCATTTTCAATTATAGACCTATATTCCAAGAATATCGTTATGAACGTGACGAGGTAACCGGTGAATTCAACCCGTCATATAGCCAATCAATGGATTATGAATTGTACGTTGATGACTATGACGCCGCAGACGGAACACTCGGACAAGCGCCGGTATTCTCTGCCGAATGGGTAGAAGAAACACCAGACAACGTAGACAGGACACTTGTATATGACCACAACACAGTCGACCAAATTCGTGCCGCCTTTAAGTTTAATATTAAAAAGACGTCAAAATTGGCACAATATGGTTATCCGGGACTTACGAGGTTCTAATGAACAATATCATCGAGCAAGCAAATCTCCTCATAAAATCGCTTGATGAACAAAGGGATAAGGCCATTGAATTAATCAATATATTCGATGACCTTATTCCATGCAAAACTTTATATATTAAAAGAAAGGGTAAAAAAGATGGGATTCGGATTAGGAGCATTAGCTGCGGCAATGGCGCCTGCAATAGCGAGTTTTGGTGTAAATACGATTTCAGCCAATTCTCAAAACGCAAAAGCAAAAAGAGCAGCAACAACGGCATGGAACAGACAACAAAGTTGGGACGAATACAAACTAAACAATGCGCACCAAATAGAAATACAAGACCTAAAAAACGCCGGTATCAATCCTGCTTATACTGCTCTAACGGGTGGTGCAACATCGGGAACACTATCTGCAAGCCCGGCGAGTGTGACCGGATATGGGCAAATCGGAACACAAGCCTTAAATGACATGACAAATCTAGCTTCAGTATTTCAAAGACAACAAGAAATTGATAGTCAAATAGACTTAAACACTGCACAAGCAAAAGAAATAAGAGAAAGAACCAAAACATATAGCCCTAAACTTGAAACTGATATTGCAGAAAGCGAAACAAGACAAAGATATAACGAAGCACAAACAAAAGAAACAATTGCAAGAACAGAAGGACAAACACTTGATAACCAAATAAAATCAGCAGACGCAACAATAGCACAAGAACCATGGTACATATGGAAAAGACGAGTTGATATGATAGCAGAAAGCCTTGACAAAGTCATTGCGCCAGGAAGCAAAATTGCAGCCGGTATAGGCGCAATAAGAGGAGCAAACTCACTTAAAAGCGCTTCAGAAGCATTAAAAACACTAGGTTTCAAAGGCGGTGTAAGAGAATTTATAACAAACTTAAATAAATTAGACCCAACAGTAGTACTAAAAAATGTACCATACTAATCGCACCGAAATTCGGTGAACGTACAGAGTTCCTAAAATTAAAAAATTAACTTTTAAGGGACTTAAATTATTGATTTTATTATTTTAGGCGAGCTGGCGTAGATATATCAAGAGGTATCACGCCAGCCCGCCTAAATTTTTAGAAAATTTAAGGCGGTTATATGACTTGTTTCCATTCGAATTATATGTTTATACCAACATCACATCCAATTCAAAAATTTGCTGACTTTTTCGAGAAGTATTATACAAGAGCAAAAATGAAATATCACTACTACGATAATTTAAATTGTTGGAGTTCAAACAAATATTATCCAATAGAGATGAAATGTCATAGGTGTATCGGATGTAGACTAGACCATGCTAACGAGGTTGCAACTAGAATTTATTGCGAAAGTATAACTTGCAAAGAAAACGGTTGTTTTATCACACTAACCTATTCACCAGAAAACTTACCATTAACAGAAACCGGAGAAAAAACACTATGTGTAGAACATACTCAAAAATTTTGGCATGACCTACGACAAAAACATCCGGAGTTATCAATAAGATATGTAATAGCAGGAGAATACGGGACAAAATCAACAAAAAGACCACATTACCATGCATGTGTATTTGGGTACAAACCAAAAGACTTAAAATTCTACAAATATTCAAAAGCAGATAAAAAACTAAAATTATATAAATCAAAAGAAGTCACTAACCTATGGAAAAAAGGGATATGTGTTATCGGAGAAATTGAATATAGAAGTGCTTGTTATGTCGCAAGATACGTACAAAAAAAAGCCGGTATTAATCCTAAAAAGAAAGAATACCAAAATGAAAAAATCTTAAACGAAAAAGCACCAACAATGCTAGAATGTGAACAATATGCAAAATTCCTATTTGAACAAAAAAAGAAATTTAATGAAAAAACAATAAGAAGACTTGCTAGAATAATATTCAAAAAAACTCGATTAAGATGGAAGAAAACAGAAATCAAAGACCCAAACGAAAAAAAAGAAGAATTTATTTTATATTCATTAAGACCGGCTATCGGATTAGAATATTGGAACACACACAAAGAAGAAATCAAAAGAAATAACGGGATATTCGTATATTTTGATAAAAAAGTAAAATTAAAACCTATTCCAGACTATTTCAAAAAAAAATGGAAAGAAGAAAACCCGGATGAATATTATAGATGGCAATATCAACAAACAAAAAACAGTATTGAAATACTATACAACAAAATTCAAAAACTAAATGTACCAAACTGGTGGAGTTATGAACAAAAACTAAAATTTTTAAGAGAAAAAGAAGAAGCTAATTTATTAAACAAATGCAAAAAAGCCAAATTAAATGAACGTGATAACTTTATTTAAATATACTCTTTTAAATTGATCACGATTAAAAATCGTGAATAATTTAAAAAAGTTTCAAAAAAACTCTTGACAAGAAAAATTTATTTAAATATCGTTTAATCAAGCCGGGGGGCAAAATGCCCCCTAGGTGTCAAAAAAAAGCGGATTAAAACCCCTCTTTTCTTATTTATTTTTGGCGAAATGACATATATTGTATATTATGTCAACTAGCTAAAAAATATTTTAATTAATACAAGTATTTATTTTAAGGAGATTTTTAAATGACAAATGAAGCAAAAGAAATGTTAAAACAGGTAGACAAAATTGCAACACCAAAAG